TGCCAGCCAGCGCAAGTACGACGAGGCCAGTGGGTTTAAACCCATCCCGACCGATGAGTATGTCGAGTGGTATCGTGACGTTGCGGCTAACATCATGGCAAATCTGGCGGAGGATGGATCGTACTTCTGCAACATCAAACCCAACGCCGAAGGATTGTCCAGGGAGTTGTATGTATTCGACTTAGTCCTGGCCCATGCAAGGGATTGGGGGTGGAACTATGCGGAAGAGTTTTGCTGGGAACGGTCGGGCATCCCCCAGCAGGTTACAAGACGATTTAAGAATCAGTTTGAACCGATCTATCAATTCACACGGGGGGAATGGAAGATACGACCCGAGGCCGTCCAACACCCATCCAAATCTGTCCCGAAGGCGATTGGCAAAGGTGCGGGGGATACCAACGCGGCCAAAAGGCAGGGGATGCGCTCCGCCGTAGATGGGAACGAAGTCCTGGAGGGCATGGCCTACCCAGGGAACCGCCTCCCCACATTCCAGAGTGAGGCCAACGGGCACCCCGCCGCCTATCCCGTCGGGCTCCCTGAGTTCTTCATCAAAGCATTCAGTGACGAAGGCGACGCCATCTTTGACCCATTCATGGGTAGCGGGACCACGCTCATCGCCTCCGAAAAAACGGGCCGAACCTGCTACGGGATGGAGATCAGCCCCATTTACTGCGACGTCATCGTGGCCCGCTGGGAGCAGGCCACGGGCCAGAAGGCGGTGCGCCCATGAGCAGCAGACCAACCAAGACCCCCAAGCAATCCGCCGGGCGTCTGCTCAAACAGACTCAGGCGCTCCGGCTCCGTGCCCACGGGCACAGCTTCCGGGACATCGCCAAGGCCCTCGGGTGCAGCCATGGCACGGCCCACGCGCTGGTCAAGGATGCCTTCGCGGCGGAGCGGAAGGGCATCAGCGAGGCCAAGGCCGATCTGGTGGAGACGGAGATCCTGCGGTGTGATACCTATCTCCAGGCCATCGCCAAGCAGGTGCAGGCAGGAAGTGTCCGGGCGATAGACACGGCTCTGCGGGTGGCGGAGCGCCGGGCCAAATTGCTCGGGCTAGATGCCCCGACCCTGGTGGCCCCCACCCTGCCCGACGGGAGCGCGATGCCTCCGGTCTTGGACCTGTCCAGGCTTTCCGTGGACCAACTGGAGACGCTGGAGGCCATATACCAGACCTGCGCTGTTGACCCCGCCCCGGATGCCGAGCCTGCGCCCGACCCCAAGGCGTAACGTGAAGAACCTCCCGCCCCTGGCTGACATCAAGCGGGAACTGGCCCGTAAGAAGCTCATTCGCTTCATCATCGAAACTTTTCCCGGCTACAAGGCCGGGTGGTTCGCGCATGAGGTGGCGGCGGCCCTGGACCGGTTCCTTGATGATGTTGAGGCCAGGAAGTCCCCCCGCCTGATCCTTGAGGCGCCGCCACGTCATGGCAAGACGGAGATCGTGAGCCGACGATTCCCAGCCTACGCCCTGGGCAGGAATCCCGACCTGGCAATCCTCTCCACCAGTTATTCAGCCGACCTCTCCAACCGTATAAACCGCGATGTTCAGCGCATCATGGACGACCCCACGTACGGCTGGATCTTCCCTAACACCCGCATCCCTGGGCTCAAGGTCGGGCGTGATGGCACACGGGTTCGGACCTCGGAGCTATTTGAGATCCTGGACCACAAGGGTTCCTACCGTAGCGCGGGCGTGGGGGGTGGCATCACAGGCATGGGTGGCGACATCCTGGTGATTGACGACCCCATCAAAGACGCAGAGCAGGCGAACAGCAAGACATACCGGGACAAGGTGTGGGAGTGGTACCAGTCCACCTTCTACACCCGCCGCGCACCGGGCGCAGGGGTGCTGATCATCATGACGCGGTGGCATGAGGACGACCTTGTGGGGCGGCTGCTGAGGCAGATGAAGGACGGGGAGGGTGACACCTGGACTGTCATCAACTTCCCGGCGGTGGCAGAGCAGGACGAGTTCAGCACCCTTGACGGGCGCCTCTTGAGGAAGGAGGGCGACCCCCTCCATCCAGAGCGTTACTCAATCGAGGAACTAGACAAGATCAAGCGGGCCGTTGGTTCTCGCGTGTGGGCCAGCCTCTACCAGCAACGCCCGGCGGCGGCGGAAGGTGCCATCTTCAAGCGCGATTGGTGGCAATGGCACCGTGTGACCACGGATGACCCCCAGCAACTGGTCAAGGATCTTGGCATCACGAATGTGGTCCAGTTCTGGGACACGGCCTTCAAGAAGGGCGACCAGGCGGACTACAGCGTGGGGGTCACCATGGGGGCCGGGAAGAACCGCTACTTCGTGCTGGATGTCTGGAGGGGGCAGGTAGAGTTCCCTGAGCTGAAGCGGGCGGTTCCTGCGCAGACCGCCAAGTGGGCTCCGTCCGTGGTGTTGGTTGAGGACAAGGCCAGCGGGCAGAGCTTGATCCAGGAATTGAAGCGGGAAACCCGCATCCCGGTGGTCGCAATCCAGGTGGACAATGACAAGGTGGCCCGTGCCAATGCCGTGACCCCCGTTCTGGAGGCAGGGCTGGTCAGTCTGCCCGAGGGCGCTACCTGGGTTAGTGACTTCATGGACGAGCTTGCCACCTTCCCCAATGCGGCCCATGACGACCAGGTGGACGCCTTCGACGGCGCCTTGAGCTATCTGTCATCCGGTGGGGGCGGCATGGGATTCTTCGAGTACCTTCGCCGGGAAGCCGAGGCGACGAAAGCTAAGTTAATGGCAAATGCCGACACCGCCAGTTAAAATGCCCCCTGATAGGAGGCTGGCATGGCGACACCTGGAACCCCGGCTGGTGGGAAGGCAACGCCCTTTGAGCCTGGCTTGATCGAACGGATCGCTGGGGCGGTCCGCTACACCATCACCGGCGAAACGCCTGCGTGGTTCGGCCCAAACAATCCCCTGCCTCCGCAGGCTCCAGAGGAAGTGAAGGGCCGCCCCTTCGACTTCCCCATGGGCGTCAACCTCAACTATCGCCCCAAGAGCGAGGCCAGCGAGTCCGGCATCGGGTTCGATGTCCTGCGGCGCATCGCTGACCCGGCGGCGGGGGGGCTGGACCTCATGCGTATCGCCATTGAGACTCGCAAGGATCAGATGGAGGCTCAACGCTGGGTGGTGCGCCCGAAGAAGCTGAATGATGAGATCCCCGAACCCTCCAAGGAACGGGCGAAGCTGGTGCAGACCGCGCTCCGCCGCCCCGATCTGGTCCACACCTTCCGCCAGTGGCAGAGGCAACTGCTGGAGGATCTGCTGGTCATTGACGCCCCCACGCTCTACCTGCGACCGATGGCCGAGGGCTTCAAGATCCCCGAGGTCATGGACGGCGCCACCATCAAAATCCTGGTGGACCAGAATGGGCGGCGTCCCCTGCCGCCCGAGCCAGCGTTCCAACAGATCATCAAGGGCCTCCCCGCAAACAACTACACCCTGGACGAGCTGATCTATGCCCCGCGCAACCTGCGGAGCCACCGGTTCTATGGGATGAGTCCGGTCGAACAATCGGTGAACATCATCAACTTGGGCCTGAAGCGGCAGCTCCACCTGATCAGCTATTACACGGCTGGCAACATCCCCGAACAGTTGGTGGGCGCTCCGGAAATCTGGAACCCAGACCAGATCAAGCAAGCGCAGGATTGGTTCGATACCATCCTGACGGGCAACCTTGAGGCCCGGCGCAAGCTCATCGTGGTCCCAGGCGGCATGGACACGAAGCCCCTGAAGGACGCCCAACTGACTGATCCCCTGGATGAATGGCTGGCGCGGATCATCTGCTGGTGTTTCAGCATCAGCCCCTCCGCGCTGGTGAAGGATAACAACAGGGCCACAGCTCAGACCAACGCCGCCACGGCTCGGGCCGAGGGCCTGGAACCGCTGAAAGAGTGGTGGGCAGATGTGATGAACGAGGTCCTGGTCCGGTGCTGGGGCGCGGATGATCTGGAGTTCGCCTGGGCAGACGAGGAAATCACGGACCCCAAGGTGAAGGCCGAGGTCCACAAGACGTATGTGGACATGAAGGCGATCACCCCGGACGAAGTGCGCGCGGACCTGGGCAAGAATCCCCTTACCCCCGAGCAGAAGGAGGAACTGAATCCCCCGCCCCCTCCGGGCCTGTTCGGCGGAGGTGGGGATGAGTTGGGTGGCGGAGGCGATCCGACCGGGAAGCCGGGTGCAAAGCCGAAACCTCCCCAGGGGGAGGGCCGTGACTCGGCCTCCGGCCTCCCCCCTGCCTCTGAATCCAGCGCTGAGAAGATCCAAAAAAAAAAGACCCTGGCTCCCCTGACCAGGAACCGTCCCATTGTCCGGCGCGTGGAGAAGCGCATCCAGGCGGCAAGCAAGCGATACTTCGCCGGTATCCGTGACGCCGTGCTGGCTCACCTGCGGGCCGAAAAGATCGCCAAGGCTGAGTTCACCCGTGAGGAACTTGAGGCGATCTTGGCGGCCTTGCCGACGGAGGATCGCGAGGCGTTCCTGGACATGCTCAAGCAGGAGTTGGGCCGCATCGCCATGGATGGCGCCAGCGAGGCCCTGGACCAGATCTTTGAGTTCACCGGGACCATGAGCGAGGATGCCCTGGATGAGATGCTCTCCCAGGCGAACACGAAGGCCATCGCCTGGGCAGAGGAACACGCGGCTCGCCTGGTCACGGGCATTGACGAAACCACCCGCGAAGGACTACGGGATCTAGTCAGCCAGGCCCTCACGAGCGGCTGGAGCAACGATGAGCTGGCGGCTGCCATCCGGGATGCGACCAGCTTCGGAGACGCCCGAAGTGAGATGATCGCCCGCACGGAAACCGCCGCCGCAGACATCCAGGGGAACCTCATGGGCTACCGTGAGTCCGGCGTGGTGGATGCCAAGCAATGGCTGGTGGCCCAGGACGAGGTATGCGAGGACTGCCAGGCCATGGACGGCATGGTTGTGGCCCTGGATTCCGAGTTCCCCGGAGGCGATCCGCCTCTTCATCCCAACTGCCGGTGCGATCTGCTCCCGGTTCTCTCGCAACCCAATCAGGAGGAATGATCCATGGCTGCGCCATCTGCTCTGACCCTCTTCAACACGTTCAAAGCGAACCTCGGCAACGGGACGTTCGATATGGACGGCAACTCGTTCAAGGCTGCGCTGTTCACAAGCTCCGCCTCACTTTCCGCCGGGACTGGCGAGGTGTTTGGCGACCTCACCAACGAAGTCGCCAATGGGAACGGCTACACTTCCGGGGGAGTCTCGCTCACCTCTCCCACGTTCACTCAGACTTCCGGCACGGCGGCATTCAAGACGGGCAACAATCCTTCGTGGACTGGTAGCGGTTCTGGCTTCGCGGCCCGCTACTTGGTGCTATACGCCTCGGGCACGCTCAACGGCAAAGCGAGCCCACTTGTCGGCTTCCTAATGCTGGACTCTACTCCCGCCGATGTGTCCTTCGCTGCGGGCAACACGGTGACTGTCACACAGAACGCCGCTGGCTGGTTCACGCTCACCTAGTAGGAGGCCGAAATGAATCCTGGCGATCGCGTCGTCATCCTTCCGCCATTTGCGGATGCCTTCCCAGGTGTCCACACAGTGGCCTCTGTCGGCACCGCCGATGATGGGCAGACGGTGGTCTATCTTGAAGGCGTCGAGTCTGCCTTCGCGCTGATGTACCTGGAGGCCGCGCCATGACTGATTTTGCGACGACCTCAGATGTCGTCTCCGCCCTCGCAGCCAGCGGCGGAGGCGGTGCGGGAGGAAGGTTCAACATTTACAAGACCAGCCTCACCGCCGTGGCATCCAACTGGTATTCCGGGTGGCAGGAGGGTGGTGCGCCTGCGGCGGGTGCGACTCCGGGAGCATGGGCGAATCCGACCTATTCCACGCTCGGGGCCTACAACCCGAACTACAGCAACCCCGGAAGCGCAACTTGCCGCCTGCTATGGGGCTCCATCGCCCAGGCCAACGCCGGGCAGGGTAAGTGGTTGGTAGACCGCCTGGGGCACATGGGCGGTCTCAGCGGGACCGTGACCACGGCTCAGTCCACGGGCGCGGTGATGACCTCACCTGTCACCGATGGCCGGTGCGCTTCGGACTACTCCGATGTGGAGCACTACCTGGAGTGGTATACGGCCACGGGCTCAACCGGCGTCACTGCCACTTGCGCCGTGACCTACAACGATGCGTCCACCGGCTCCGCGACCGTCACCGTTGCGGCCTCCACGCCTGCCTACCGCATGCTCCCGATCCAGCCGCCCGCTGGAACAGTGGGCAAGTGGATCAAGACGGTAGATTCCGTGACACTCAGCGCCAGCACGGGCACCGCTGGTAGTTTCGGCGTCACGGCGGTCAAGAGGCTGGCACCGTTCATGAGCCTCGCCTCGAACTACCCTGACACCAGGGACTTCGCGGCGCTCGCGATGCCCAAGGTCGGAGCGAACGCCTGCATCAATGCGATGTACTGGACGACTACGACCAGCACCGGCATCACCCTGGGCACCTTGGCCATCGGAGCTAAATAGCCATGCTCTGGACCACCCGCGCCACGGCTCAGAACCTCCGGGACGAAGGCGTCCTGGGAGCCGTGACCGGGTCGGAGTTCTGGGAGACCGTCTCGGGTGGAGGGACGGTTCTCAATTGTCCTACACCTACGAATATCGCCACAGCCGCAGCAGCACCGGCGCTGGCGGTCAACTTGGCCGTTCCATCGGCCACCATGACCCTTGCAGAACCGGCGCCTGCCTTGTCGCAAGCAACCGTATTGCAGGTGCCGTCCGCTGCGGCGATGAGCACGTCGGAACCGGCACCTTCTCTTTCCACGAGTCTACAAGCATCCGTCGCTGCGGCGGCATTCGCCACGGCTGCGGCCGTTCTTGTCTCGGTTTTGGGAATACCCGCAGCCGCGCCAGTGAACATCGGGACACCCGCGCCTTCTTTGGTGGTGAGCCTGGGGCTACCATCACCCGCCGCGCTGACCCTTGCGCCCGCCGCGCCTGCACTAGCAACGGCCCTATCCCCGGCACCTGGTGCGATGGGATTCGCCGCGTCTGCCCCGACGCTGTCCGTCTCCGGCACCACCGATTTACAGGTCGGAGGACCGGGAAGCCTCATCCTGGGCAGTCCGGGCCCTTCGATGGGGTTCGCACTCTCCGCTCCCGTCACGTCCAGCGCTCTTGCAGGTCTGACACCAACGCTGGAAGTGGACCAAGTTCTCCAGATACCCGCCCCGGCTGCTATGGCCCTATCCGGCCCAGGGCCGAGCCTGGCGTATAGCCTTGGTATCCCGTCCGCAACGCTGACAACATCCGGGGCGCAACCTTCCGCACGATTCGTCCTCAGCGTTCCGTCCTCAGCGTTGGCCTTCGCCGCGGGGGCGCCTTCCTTGTCCATGGCGGGGCCATTGGAGACGGACCCGCGTTTCTTTGTTGAGGCGCATAATAGGGCCTGGGCGGTGATGCTGGAGGCCCGGACATATGCCCTGGCGCCGGTGGCCGTCTCCGCCGTGACCCCTGATGATCGCACATGGTCCGTCACCCTTAACGCGCGCATCTGGTCCGTCTCCCCTGACGCCCGGTCCCTGGCCGTGACCCCTGACACCCGCACCTGGGCCGTTACTCCTACCGCCCGCACCTGGGCCATCACCACTGACGCCCGGCAATGGGCCGTCACCGCTGACACCCGCGCCTGGTCCATCACCCTGTCCGCCCGAACCTATGAGGTGAACGCATGAGCATTCAGAGCTTCAGTCCCAAAGATCCCGATGAGGTCATCACCCTCACGGTCAAGTTCGACAACCTGCTTGGGGGCGCAGAGACCATCACGGGCACCCCCGTGTTCACCGCTGAACGCCAGGATGGGACCACGGAGGACACCAGCGCCATGATCAGCGGGGCCGCCACCGTTCAGGGCGGATCGGCTCTGCAACTGATCGCGGGCGGCACGAATGGTGCCACCTATCTCATCCGGGCCAAGATCATGACCTCGGGTGGGCGGACCTTGGTGGGGGGTGGACTGCTCCCCATCAAACGCGGGGCGGCCTGATCGGACTGTTACAAAAGAACCTCTGGTGCTAGAATCCGTGGCGAAAAGGAGGGACCGATGCGGATTTGGGGAGACATCACCAAGGTCGTCGAGAACGATGACGGCACCCTGACCGTTTCCGGCATCGCTTCCAGCGAGGCGGTGGACAGTGACGGTGAGGTCATTACCTCCACCGCAATGAAGGACGCCATCCCCGATTACATGAAGTTCGGCGCCCTGCGGGAAATGCACCAGCCCATCGCCGCCGGGACAGCCCTGTCCTGTGAGGTCCAGGAGGATGGTCGGACCTATCTGGAAGCGATCGTTGTGGATGCCGAGTCTTGCCGCAAGGTGAAGACCGGCGTACTCAAGGGCTTCAGCATCGGGGGGAAGGTCACGAAGCGGAACAGCAAGAACAAGAAGGTCATTGAGGGCATCAAGCTGGTGGAAATCTCCCTGGTGGACCGCCCCGCCAACCCGGAGGCCATCATCGGCCTCGTCAAGATGGAGGACACCGTGGATGAGAACACGATCACGTCCGGCACCGAAACCCAGGCCACCGGCAATGCTCCGGCGGTGGACGTAGAGAAGGCTGAGCGTCTGAACATCGTCAAGGCGTGGGCCGGGCAGGAAATCATGGACGCCGGTCAGGCTCTGGCCTGCCTGGATGCCCTGTTCTGGCTCTGGCAGCAGGAACTCTCCGAGGGCGACGCGGCTCAGGCGGCAGATCTGGAGGTTGCCTGCGGGCGTCTCCGCGCCTTCATCGCCTCCGAAATCATGGAGGACAACTCCCAGCCTCAGGGCGATGCCCTGCTGGCGATGGGAGAGGATACTGGCGACCTGGAGAAGAAGGGGGCCAAATATTCCCAGGATACTAAGGCCGCTCTGAAGGCGGTGAAGGATGCCGTCGCCAACCTGGTCGAGTGCATGAAGCCCTTTGAGGACATGGAGGCCGGGGAGGATGTTGAAGAGGGCGAGAAGGCCGAATCCGCCGATGCCATCCAGAAGGCCGCCGCCCTGGAGGACGAGCTGATCAAGGCGCATCAGGAACGCGACGAGGCGATCACCAAGGCCGTCACCCTGGAGCGCGAACTGACCACCCTCAAGGGCCAGAAGCCCCTGAAGGTTGTGCCCATCGAAAAGGGCAAGGAAGACCAGACCATTACGAAGTCCGAAGGTGCCGGGGCCGAGCCCGTAACCTCCGATCCCCTGGCGGCCATGAAAAAGGTCCATGCGACCAGTGGCCGTCTCATTCTCACCACCCGCCTCGGCTAAGTCCGGGCAATCACAGGAGGGTTCCATGAACCTCAACGAGACCCTGGACGCCATGAAGACCGCCCAGGCCAACGGCACCACAGACGACGCGCTGAACAAGGCGTTCACGCAGAGCCTCGGTCTGGTCAACTACGACCTCCAGGCTCCCGCCCTGGCGCTCTACCCCTTCATGGCCTCCATGACCATGCTGAGGAACGACATCCCCCGCGTGGGCGGTGGTGGTGACACGGCCACCCGCTGGAAGGCGATCACCGGCATCAACACCGGCAACACTCACCCCGGCGTGTCCGAGGGCAACCGTGGCGCGTCCATCGCCACCAGCATCGCGTCCTACACCGCCGCCTATGTCGGACTGGGCCTGGAGGACTACGTGACCTTTGAGGCCGACTATGCCTCTCAGGGGTTCGACGACGCGAAGGCCCGGGCCGCAGTGGGCCTCCTTCGGTCCCTCATGCTTCAGGAGGAGCCCATGCTGCTCGGCGGCAACGCCAGCATCGCCCTGGGCCCCACCCCCCCCCCCACCCGGGCCGCCGGTGGCTCCAATGCGACCCTGCCCGCCGCGACCTATTCCGTCATCTGCGTGGCTCTGACCCCGCAGGGCCTCAGCCGGTCCAGCCTCGCCAATGGCGTGGTCCAGCAGATCGCCAAGACCAACACGGACGGCTCTACCGACACCATCAACGGTGGTGCGGCTCAGAAGTCCGCCGCCGCCACCCAGGCCATCACGCTGGGACAGGTTCTCTCTTGCTCCGTGACCGCCGTGGAAGGTGCTGTGGCCTACGCATGGTTCATCGGCACGAGCGGCTCTGAGCGGCTGGAGTTCATCACCAGCATCAACTCGCTGGCTGTCTCCGCGCCCCTCAACGGCACCCACCAGTTGGCATCGGCTCTGGCCTCCGCCGATTACTCCAAGGATGCCACCTACAACATGGATGGCCTGCTCTCCTTCGCCAAGTCCGCGAACAACGCCCAGATCAAGACCCTGGCGACCGGCACCCCCGGCACCGGCACCACCCTTACCAGCGATGGCGCGGGCGGCATCCAGGAGCTGAACGACCTCTTGCAGAACATGTACGACAACCTCCGGTTCGGGCCCAGTGACCTCCTGGTGTCCAGCGCGGGCATCCGGCTGATCAACAAACTCTGCCTGGCCAACGGCGGCGCCCCGCTGTTCCGATTCAACCTGGACGGCGCCGGACAGGCTGGCATCTCTGCCGGGGCCACCGTGGGCTCCTACCTGAACCCGATCACCAACGAACTCATCCGGGTTCGCGTCCACCCCTTCATGCCCGCCGGGACCATCCTGGGCTACAGCAAGCAGATCCCCTACCCCCTCAATGGCGTGGGCAATGTGTTCCAGGTCAAGACCCGCCGCGACTACTACCAGTTGGAGTGGCCGCTTCGGAGCCGCAAGTACGAGTACGGCGTCTATGCGGATGAAGTCCTTCAGCACTACTTCCCCGCCTCTCTGCTGAAGCTCACCAATGTGGCGGGCGCCTAACCAACCCCGTGCTTAAACCCCAGGGGCGGGTGGGCAACTGCCCGCCCCTACTTCTAGGAGCCATCATGAGCATCAAGCTGTTCCACCCGGACGCCACAGGCTGTTCCGTGGATGGCGTCAGTTACGAGAAGGGAGCCGATGGGGCCTTTGACGTGGAAGATGCCCACGCCGCCGCCCTGATGGACCACGGGTTCAGCACCGCCGCGCCCATCCCCGCCGCCCCCGTTAACGAACGGAAGGCCAACCCCGCCCAGATGACCACGGAGGCCCTGGAGGAAGAGGGTAACGAACTGGGCCTAGACAGCGTCGGCATGGCCCGCAAAGACCTGGTGCAGGCTGTGGCCGCCGCCCGGCAGGCGAAGGCCAAGGCCGCCCGCCTGGCCGAACTGGAGGCGAAGGGCACTGCGGACCTGACCGAA